AGACTTGCCACAACATGGGTCAGTTGTTCGGAATTGGGATATTCGCTCATTCTATTCTCCTTGGAGCCTGCGGCTCTGATTCATGATTTTACCCTGTTCAATGGCGGCAATGCGGCTGCTCATGCGCACCATGTTGTCAGCGAACTCCACGAAAGCGGCCTCGGAGCCAAGCTGGTTACGCAGGGCTTCCAGCTCCTCTTTTGTGGCATAGCCATCGTCACGCACGACAACGGTCAGCGGGCAGTTGGAACTCTGGATTACGGGAATGCAGAGTTCGTGAATTACGGACTGCCCGTCCTGCGGCTTCATCTTGAAATAGGGAGCATGGTTGCCGTATGCGAAAAGAACTTCTTCCGCATCCCCTTCAAGCCTGCCATAAACGCCTATCTCACGAATCCAGAAACCGCCCTGATCCGCTGGAATACGGGCGCGCAAAAGAGTTACGGCGGCATCATCGGGGCTGATCTCCCGCGATTCTATTACGCAGCTGTATTTTTCATTCAACAAGGCTTTGGTTTCCGCGTCCGGCTCGACATATGTCTGGTTGGCATCGCCCACGGCAATCCTGGCCAGTTCTATGCCCTTGCCCGAAGCCACGGCCCGCGCCTCCAGTTCCGCGCCAGCCGCAGTCAGGATCACATAATATTTGGGTTTGTCCGCCATTTATTCCTCCCTGATATTTAATTTCCGCGCATATATACCGCCCCGTAGCCGCTTCTGGTTCTGACTGCCAGAGCAAGCCCCGCCTTTCTGGAGAAATCTGGAGCAGGCATGGGGAAGCTCCACAAATTGAGGCGGGATTTGGCATAGGCAAGCAGACCGGCTCCCTTGCATGGACGCAAGGGCGGACAGGGTTCCGGAGGCATATAGAAACAGATTTTTGCACTGGTCTGGGTTTTGACGCCAACTCCCGTTCCCGTGACCATGTCCGGGGCCGGCACAGGCGGAAAATAGAGCCTGTTTCGCGCCCTGGTGAGCGAAGCCAGGCCGATGCCGGTATGGTGTTCCATATTTGTGCGCGAGCGGGTTTCAAGATACTCCAGCCAGCTGCGCACATTCTTGTATTCATGGATTAGCCGCAGGGCCTTCGGGGTTGCATCCTGATCCCAGAACAGGCCGCTCACATCCAGCCACGCCCGGAAAAAATAGGGCTTGCCTCCATACTTGAACCACTCGCTGATTCCGGCATCCATGCCGAATGCGGCCATGAGCGCGTTGCGCACGGCCCAGGGCGTTCCCTTGCGCCGGTGGAGCATGAGGCTTTGCAGGAGCATTCTTTCCTTCGCTTCCAGATCGTAGGCCGCTTCATAGCTGTCCACATGGAACTGCCACGCCAGCATATCCACAAGCGGTTCGGACAGGGGAGCGAGGCCGCCGGACAGATTGGCCAGGCGCATGAGCGGAGGCAAAAGTTCATCCGGCTTCGCTTTTGCAAGCCTGGCATATACCAGCAGGGAGGCAATGCCCGGCACGGCTGGAGCCAGAATTTTATCCAGCGAATCCGCAACCGCTTTCAGGCCATCGTCCAGAGCCAGATTTGGGGCAAGCAGTTCCGCAAAGGGCGTGTCGCCAAAGCGCCTCGCCATTCTAGTCGTCCTCCATGCCGCCGAAATTGAGCGCGATTTCAACTTCCCGCGCAATCTCGATTGCGGTCAGCGGCGTAAAAAGAGGTTCCGCCAGTTCCACACGCTTGACGCCAGCCTGCTCCACCAGGGAAATGAGTTTGCTTGGATTGATGTCCCGCCCAGGCTTTGCTCGCTGCCAGAGACGGAACGTCTCCAGGGCCTTCGCAACCGCAAGGGAAACCGAACCGAGAAGCGGCGCGTCCGCCCTGCGCAAAAACCACTGGCCGCGAATGGAATATGGAACCGGATCTGGAGCGCCGACCATCACCATGTCCGTAAGCGGCCGCACGGTTTCATCGGACAAACCTTCCTCCACCATTGCGATAATGGCTGCGTCCGGCAATTCGCCGCCAGTCAGGGTAAAGCGCACGTCCACCACGCCCGGTTCCGGACTCCAGACCGACACTTCCTCAATCTCCTGGCTTACCGCCAGCGTCCGTGCCTCATACGCGCCTCTGCTTCCCGCAACGGTAAAGGATTCCGGCGCTATGCGAATGCGCTCGCGCAGGCGGTCGTCACTTTCCACATCGGCCCCGGCCATGGTGAGACTGGAATTGACGGAGGAAACAATATAGGGGAGAGGATCGACAAGCTGCGAGATCTGGCCGGGCACAAGGCCATTGCAGTTTTGCCCCGCCGTAACGGAAAACGCCACCGCTGTGGCGGAAAGATCGCCTGGTTCAATTACAGCCATCTGCGCCGTTGCAAAGATGATCTTGCCATCCTGGGTGGAAACCCTTGTTCCGGCCGGAACAGGCACTTCAAAATCCAGCGCGGAGCCTATGGAAAATGTCAGCAGGCAGCGGCTGGGCTGGGCCGGGATTCTGGCCACGCCCATGAGAGCGCCAAGGTGGTCAAGGTGGCCGCTGGTGGCGTAGGCCAGCAAATTCTGCTTGCCAGCAGTGTCGATAAGGCCATTCTGGATAATGATGTAGTAGGCAAGACTTTCCAGAAAGAGGCGCACGGGATCGCCCGGCTGAAGCGTAACCCTTGCGATCCGCTCGTAAGTGGTCAGGATTGTCGCCTCCACCTCCACCGCGCTTTGCGGCAAAAAACTGATCTCTGGAAGCGTTGCGAGATTAACGGAAGTCTGCATAATATTTCTCCCTTATTTCCACCGTGACTGTGGGCTGCAGAATTCCTTCCAGCGGGTCGTCGCTCTGGAATCTGATGTCGCGCACCTTGATGCGCGGCACATATTTTTCAAGCTGGCGGGCAATTTCGGCAATCATGTAGGGCATGGCTTCCGGCATAGGCAAATCGACATATTGCCAGGTGAGGCCGAAATCCCTGTCCAGAGGCACGGAACCCTTGCGCGTGGACAACAAGGTGCGGATTTCCTGTTCCAGTCCATCAAGGCCAGCAGCGCCGATGCGGACTCCCTTTTTCCTGCGCATATCCACGTCAAAAACATTTTGCATTTTTTACACTCCAATGGCCGTAAGCATGGATGCAATGCAATGAAAACAAGTTTTGGGGAGGGGAGTGGACTTAAACGTCCATGACCCGAACACAAAACGCAGTTTGACGAAGCAGGGCGCCATGATCGCGGCCATTAGTTGTACTCCTGCAGATTGAGTGTCACCTCGGCAGCCAGGCAAACGCCGTAATGCACGGTCTTGCGCAGGATTTCGTATGATTTGAGAACGAACATGCCGTAATATTTGAGGCCGATAACCAATGGCAGTTCCGTACCCAAAAGACTCAATTCATCCAGCGCAAGCAGCCTGGCATCCACAGTGGACGTGGCCCCCAGTGGAACAATCTGGACAGTGAAGCTCAATGTATCCAGATTGCGGCCCGTAAGCTGAAGTCTGGACAGGCCATCAAGAGTTTGATGCTCGGCATAGACCAGCTCGCGGCTCTTTTTCAGATCGCGGAAAGTGCAGACTTCGCTATCCGAAACAGTAAAAGGAAAAACGCCGTAAAGTCCCTGCATGAGCTTCTCCCATTAATGCGGCGGGCTTGTATCCGCGCCGCAGGCCGGACAGGTGTGGACATGACGCAGGAAGGAAATGTCTTCCACGATTATGTCGCCCTGGGTGAGATTGAACGTGCCCTGCATATCGGCTTTTGTCGCGCCGCCCACGCCGCCAAAATTCATGGACGGGGCGGCAACCGTCACCTCGGCTTGCGATTGCACGCTTGTGGGCCCTTGCGATTGCGTGGAAACATTGCCTTCCACCTTCGCGTCCACATTGCCCGTGGCCGTTATTTCCACATTGCCCTGGACATTGGCCACAAGCTTGTGCTGCTCGCGGTCATACTCCAGCCATGTTCCATCCTTGAACTTGCGGTGCCACTTGTCGCCGCTTTGCACTGGCGGAGCCTGTTTGCCGTACATCGCGCCAATTACAAAGCCCTGCTCAAGGCCGTAGGGCAAAAAGAGGCAGAGAACCTGATCGCCCACATCGGGAAGATCGTACTGCATATCCTCGCAAGCTCTCGGGCACAGCACAGGCAAAAAATCCGTAACCAGTTCCGCGCCTGTAGTATCCGGAACGGTAACCTTGACCCGCATTTTCTCCGGCTGCCGCGCATTGACAAAGCCCACGCGAATCATCTGGGCCATGCGGTCTGTGATCTGCTCGTCAGTCATTTTAATAATCCAGAGCCTTTTCCAGTTCGCAACTGGTCGTGTAGCCGGCGTCCCGGCTAATGGAATGCGTGGCCTGGGCAATCACATAATCCGAATCGAAGTTGCCCCAGCCGGAGAGCTTCAGCACGGTTCCGGCAAGCAGCCGCGTATCGCCCATGCCGTCAAGGGAGCCGGTCATTTCCTTGCAGTTCTTGGAGCGCAGTTCGGCCTTGGCCACGCGCTCGGCCTGCGCCGGGTTTTCGATGCGCTTGTTTATTGTGAGCGTCTTGCCTGTGGTTGGCGGCAATTCCGGCTGGAAATCCTTTTTCGTGGTTTCCGAGGTGTCCGCGTCCATGTAGCCAACCGCGCATTGCGTATAGACGCCGTCCAGAGTGCGCTTGAAAGAAACCCTGGCATAATCCAGATTTTCCCGCGCAAGCTCAATTGGTTCCAGAGCGTCCGCCGACTGCCCGGAATAGATGATGGCCCTGCGTTTTTTCAGGCAAAGACGCAGGCCCTGCTCCTTGGTTATGCGCTGCAGGAAGGCCAGATCGGATTCCTGCCTCTGCTCCACGCGGCCATAGACAATTTCCGGAGCCTTGTAGAGCAAATCGAGGCCAGCCGCGCCAACAATGTCCGCAGCCACATTGGCCAGGGGCACGTCCGCCCAGGAACGTGTCTTGCGCTCCAGCATGAGGGAGGACTTGGCGCAGGCCGGAACGCCCTTGATGCTGACGACATCGCCGCCGTCAAACGATGTGTCCAGGGTAACCTCGTCCACCTCGAATTCGCCGCAATCAAGCTCTTCCACGCCGGGAGAGCGGAAATTTTCGGCAATGATCTTCGCGGCGATTATATCGCCGGGCTTCGGCAGCCAGTCGCCCTGCCAGATGCGCTCGCGGTCTTCCAGCGTGAACTGGAAATCGTCAAGCTCGTCATCGGCCTTGTCGGTATAGGTGAGAGACAAGAGATGCGGCGAAATATCCATGCTCACATCGGTTCCTTCAATGGAAATTTCAACTGTTGCCCTGCGCATTACATTCTCTCCCACGGCGGAACAGATTTGACTCTCAACGGCTGCACATCCGGAACAGCAAGCGAAAGACCACCCTCAAACAATAGCGCGTCCATTTCGTCCACATTGGCTGGCGGTAATTTGTCCATCAGCTTTTCCGAGCCATAGTGTTTGAGCGCAACCTGATCCCATGCCTGGCCTTGCGTTGTGATTTCTTCATTGCGCATAAGCAGTCCTCGTGCGATCCGAACTGATCTTGGCCAGAGCCTTACGCACCAAGGCTTCAAAATCGGGTTTCAGGGAATCCATAACCTTGCGCACGGCGGCGGGATTATCGGAAATGAGTTCGAAATTCTGGGTCAGATCGATGGAAATTTCCCGCTGCTCTGGCTGTTTTGCCTGCGGTTTGCCCTTCCCCTTTCCGGCAACCAGGGAGGGGGCCTGCGGCAACACGGGCCGGGAGGTAGCGGGCGTAGTTGCCGCAGGCAGGCTGTCAGGCGATATTGAAAGAACGGGAGGCTTGCCGGTCTGGGTAGCTGCAACCCTCGCCGCGCCTTGATCCTTCTGGCCGCTGGATGGACGAAAAATGTCAAGGGCACCCTGCAAACCTTGGCCGATGGCCGCGCCAATGCCGGAAGATTTCAGGGCGGATGCCGCGCTGGCCACAAGGCCCCCTGGCTGCTGGCCAGAGGGAGCGGGCTGGCCAGTGGCGTTAGGCGCTGCGTTTCTTGCGCCAGCAGGGAAATATTTCGTCTTGATCTCATTGCTGCTATCAAGCGTAACGACAGTGACCGGGCCGGAATTTTGGCTGCCGCCTGCCGATGAGCCTGCTCCGGAGCGTCCACCGCCCCCGCCGCCAGCGGACTTTTTGCGGCCACCGCCAGACTTGCCTTTTTTTGCGGCCTCCTGGGCTGCCGGAGCGGCCACAGGCTTGAACCCGGGCCCAACCATCGGCCCCGGGTTGACCTGGTTATTGGCCGCATTGGCGTTTTGCGCTGCTGGCGCGGCAGCGCCCTGTGTGGGCATGGACGGCGGATTGGGGATTTTCGCGGCCGCGTTTTGCGCGGCAGGCGCAACCGGAGGATTTTGCGCCGCTGACTGCGGGATTTTCGGACTATTCGCCGTTGACAGGGCAGGCTTTCCGGGCAGAGGCTTATTGGCTGCCGCGCTTGCGGCAGGACTTGCCTTTTCTCCATTGGCAGCCTGCGCCGCGCCCTTTTCCTTCTTGTCGCCAAAAGCGGCGTTCCACGCGCCCTTGACCGCGCCGGTAATGGAGCCGACAACGCTGGACACCGCGTCAATGGTGGAGAAAACCCAGGCGAATTTTTCCTTCAGCCAGGAAAAGAGGCCAGTGAACACGCCGAAAATACTGTCCACGATGCCGCCAAAAAATTCGGACACGCCAATCCAGATGGCTGCAATACCTTCCCATGCCCAGGCTGCCAGATCGACAATTCCCTGCCAGACGCCGGAAAAACTGGCGGAAATGCCCTGGCCAACGAAGCCGAAGAAATCGACCACGCCTTGCCAGATTCCGACAATTCCGGCCTGCGCCCAGGCGAAAGCCCCGGAAATGCCATTGGCTATGCCGGAGAAAAATGTAACAGCGCCATTCCAGACAGTGGCTACAGACTGGAAAGCCCACGAAGTGACAGCGCCGACATTCTGCCAGAGCGCGGCCGCGCTGGCAGAAATGGCATTCCAAATGCCTGCGAAAAAGCTGCCCAGCCCCTGCCAGATTGCGGATATGGAATTTGCGGCCCAGGCGAATATGGCGGCAATGCCGTTGGCAATATTGGAGAAAAAGCCCGTTATTCCATTCCAGACGCCAATGACGCCATCTCTTGCCCAGGAAAAAATGGAAAGAATGAGTTGCCCCTTGCCGGAAACTCCAGACACAATTCCATCCCAGAGGCCGGAGAAAAATCCCGTTATGCCGTTCCAGATGTTTTTGACGGTTTCAACAGGCGATGTTATCAGGCCGGCAATCGCGCCCCAGACAGTTGACGCGATGGTGGCAATGCCGCCAAATAGCCAGCTATAGTAGGTTGTGATGCCATTCCAGACGCTAGTCACCACGTTCCATGCCGGTTTGACCCAGCCTGTGATTGTCTGGCCCCAGCCCGAAAAAACAGCGCCAAGATTGTTGCCAAGCGTGGAGAAAAACACGCCCAGCCTTCCCCACGTGTCTTTTACCCAGCCCCAGGCTGCGGACATGGCAACGACCACCGCATCCCAATTGTCAATCAGCAAATTGATGGCAAAGCCAAGGCCAACCAGCAACGCACCCACGCCTGTCGCCATAAGGATGGAACGCAAGCCGCCAGCAAAAAATTTTGCGGCCGCGCCAGCCGCTTTGGCTGCCAGGCCGAAAAGCCCCAGCGAGCCGGTGGAAGCGGTCGTGGAAGCAGTTGCGGCAACATGGGCGGCGGACAAGCGCAAAAGACCGCCACGAAAGCCATTCAGGGAAGTCCTGACGATATTCAGGACAAGTCCGATCCCCACGCTTGCGGCGGTAAAGGCCAGCACCCCGCCGACCGCGAGGGCAATGCCTTTTGAAAGATTGGGAAAACGGTTGACCACTCCGGAAATGACATTGGCAATGGTCGACAAAGCCCCAGCCGCAGCGCGGATGGCAGGCATGAACAGATTGCCAACGCTGATTCCGGCATCCTCCCAGGCTGAAGATAAAAGACGCAGCGACCCTTGCGTGGTGTCCATCTGCTTTTTGGCAACATTGGCAGCCGTAATTTCCTTATTGGTCGTTGTGTCCAGCATCTTGCGCAAGGCATTCGTCTTGCGCCCGGCGGAATCCACAATCGCGTTGCCCTTGTCGTCAACCGTTTTCGCCGCCTGATCCGCCAGGGCAATCATGCCGGCAGAGGCTTCGGTGCCGAATATATTCTTGAATACTTCAGCCTTTTCCGCATTGCCCATATTGGCGGTGCGCAAATTCAGTTCTTCAAGAATATCCACCATTGGCCGCAGGTTTCCAGCCTCATCCTTGGTGGTCATGCCAAGTTTCGCAAGAGCTTCCGCGCCATCCCCAAGCTCTTCCTGCAACTTGTCAAGCTCCTCGCCCTCAAGCCCCGTCATTTGCGCAAGAGTGTTTCTGGATGCCTTGGGCGGAGCAGCCAGACGCAGCATGGCTGCCCGGAGGACAGTGCCTCCCTGGGAAGCCTTGATACCCGCATTGGCCATAGCGCCAGCGTATGCCGCTGTCTGGTCGAGAGTCATGCCAAGCGATGCCGCCACAGGGGCAACATACTTCATGGTCTCGCCCAGCATGGAAAGATCGGTATTGCTATTGGTAAATGCCCGCGTAAGGATATCGCCCACATTACCAAGCTCACTTGCCTTCATATTGAATGCGGTGAGAATATCCGATGCTATATCTGAAGTCGTGCCCAAATCGGTGGCGGAAGCCGCCGCCAAATTCAGCAGGCCGGGCATGGCGGAAATTGTCTGCTCCGTATTGAATCCGGCCATTGCGAGATATTTCATGCCTTCCGCAGCCTGCGAGGCGGAATACATGGTGTCGCGGCCAAGCTGCCTCGCGGTTTCGGTCAGCTTCTGCATATCCTCATCGGATGCATTGGAAACAGCTCCAACATTGGCGATGGACTGCTCAAAATCAATGGAGAGCTTGGCGGGAATGGCCACAGTGGCCGCAGCGGCTGCCGCGCCCGTGAGGCGGCTGTTCAAGTCCGCCCTCTGGGAGCGGAGGGCGTCTCCCTGGGCACGATTGGCTGCCTGCGCGGCCTGCACCCTTCGCGCACGCTCAATTCTTTGTGAAAGATGATCGTAATCCTGGGCCAGACGCCGGACGCTGCCGCCGGTTGTGGCAGCCTGGGCGGCTGTTTGCCTGTATTGCGAAAGCTGCCTTTGCATCGCGCCATTGAGATTATTGACGCGGGATTGAGCCAGTTCGATTTGTCTGGCCAGCATACCTGTGGCCCCGCCGGAAGCCTGCGCCTGGCTTTGCAGGGTGGCAAGCGTGGCTTTGGCTTCTTTCAGGCTTCCGGCAAGGCCCTTGATCTTGTCGCGCTGCTTTTCCATAGCGGCGCCAATATTACCAACAGGACTTTTCTCCATTTCCCGTATGGCTGCTGTCACATTGCGAGCAGACTGGGATGCGGACTGGAACGCTGCCTTGAAGCCAGCGCCCAATGCCGCATTCAATGCGAAGGAAATGGAAATTTCACGCCCCACTGCTATCCTCGATCAGTTCTTCAGCGGTTTCAAAATAGGCTGCAAATTCCCCTGGCCGCATTTCCCGAAGCTCGGAGCGTTGCCAACGGCTATAGCGGCCCAGGGAAAGAATTGCCCGGCGCAGATCATTCAGTTCGCGCTCGGCGTCATAGGGTTTTCCTCTTCCTCATCGTCCGGCGGAGCTTCCACCCCGTTCAGATCATTAAGCGCAGCCCGGATAGCGGCATAATCCCGCCCGTGCATCTGGCGGATTTTGTCATATGGGAGTCTGGCAACGCGGGCGATAAGGCACATTTCCACAGTCAGATGATTCTTGCCCTTTTTCAGCTGGAGCGCAGTCTGCAAGGCGTCTTCCTCATCGCCTATTGTGGAGCGGCGCACTTCCAGTTCGGTCAGCGTCTTGCCAGCGACTTCCAGCGGCTCTGTCAGCTGGACGATTTTTTTATTTTCCATGCTTCATTCCTCTATACGTTCATGCCGGTCTGGCTACGCACCTGCTGCAGCAAGTCCGTGCCGTCCACGCGATAAATAAAGGCCAGCTTGTCTATCATCAGCTTTTCCTTGCCATCCAGCAGCACTTCCAGACGGGTGATTTCCATTTCCACCTCGTTGCCGTGCTTCTTGCCCTGTTCAAGGGAGCCAAGAGGATAACTCTTGGCGCGCCCTAAAAAATTGATCTGGTAGGGAATGGAAGAACGGACGCTTGTCGCG